AAAAGGGTATCTACGCCTTGCTCTAAAAGCATAGCAGTATCTGCTGTACCCCAATATTCTAAAACCTCATAGCGATATGTGCCATAGTCAGACATATAATCTTCTAGGTCATTTTCCCAATATTCTTTTTGATAATTTTCACCTAGTTCTATTGCTTCTTCAATAACTGTAGGTCTAAAATAAGGTCTGCGCTTTAATGCACGTAATTGTGAGCGAGACATCTTATGCCTTTCAATTACATACTGTGCCTCTTCTATATTAATAGCATCAGGATCAGGATAAAAGTTCCACACAGAAACATGTGATACTTGTGGTATAGTTTTTATCAAAGGGGAATATTCACCTGTTTCATCCCAATTAGGATATTCTTTATCAATAGCAAATGGCCCCTTCATCACACCAGTTCCAAATAGAGCCATTTCAAACGCTGTACTACGTAAATGTTTACTAGCTCCAGATTCCTCTAGTTGATCGTGTATCTTTTTTTGCATCATTTTAGCCGCCACCATAGCAGGGCTAAATGTAATTGAAGTAGGTGTTTTACCTACGCCTTCACGTAATCCTTCAATATCACCTAGTTTATCTTTTAGTGGCCCTAAACTTTCTAATAAAGTTTTTTGTGTTGCTCCTGCTGGCAAATCATTGCCATCTCCCTTAAATCCATATGGGCTAACAGGATCATTTATAGTATTCTCTTTTAATTGTTCTGGTTCTTTAGGGTCGAAGTTAACATCTGCAACTACGCCATCAGGTAATTCTGTTGGATCTACTGTTAATGGAAACTTTTGACTTGCAAATAATACATCTACAATTTGACCATATGCTGCAAGTGTTTTTGTTTTAGTTACCTTAATAAATACTCTTGACCTTTCTGCCTCTGTAAACTGAACGTCAGGGCCATATAAACCTCTATAATTTCTATAAGCTCTTAGCCAACGATGCTCGTCTTGTTGCCTAGATGTTTCTGCACGATTATATCGTTCCATAACATATGGAATAATATTAGATGTCTCATAGTCCTCTGTAGCAGAATCCTCACTATCCGCTAAGACAACTGCATCATCCTCTATAAAACCTTGATCATTATCTTCCATTAGTTTTCCTTATTAATATCCAAACACTGAATCTGCAACTTGCATCCCTTGTGATGGTACGCCCATGGGATCATAATCAAATATACTAAATCGTGGTCTTGACATTATACCGTATCTTAGTGCATCGTACAAGTGATCTTCTGATGCGGTATCAATATCTTCAGGATTCTTTTTATCAATAGGCAAAGCTGGCAATTGAGATATTAGATTTGTACAAGTATTAAAAAATACTAATCTAGGTTCTTCTGTAAACTCATCTACCTGCAAACGTCTGTGTACTTCATTTTTTCCTGCAACTCTAGAGCCTTTTGATCTGTCAGAGGGACGCCACCTACATCCTCTTATAATCATCTGTTCAGCAAGAGTAGGACCAGTATCGCCCCTACGATGCCACAAAGAAGAATCCAAAACTCCATATTTAATATTTCCATCTCCTGCCTCTAGATCTAGCACCATATCCGCTAAATCTGTAGCAAGAATTTTACTTACGTATAGTTCTCTGTAAACAACTAACTGCTCACTTGGAGATACTGCAAACCAAATCACCCCTGATTTACTACCATAACCATAGTCACAAGCTCTAAACTTTACCCAATTATTAGGTATATCATATGGCTCTACTACATGTATCTTTCTATCAAACTCTGTAAACGCTGCACCTTCTTTAATATCCCAATCACCGTCTAGTAACTGTCTACGTTGTTGTTCAGGCAACGATAGTAGCATTGCCTCATAGTCACCTTGATTGGCTAGGTAAGGATTATCGGTAAGACGGGCAGGTATAAACCTACGCTTGAATAAAGGTTTGCCAGCTTTCGCATGTCCAGCAGGATAACGTAAAACCTCACCCGTTTCAATATCCGTAGCATTAAAAGACTCTCCATGCGGTGCAGGATCAATAAACATTTTTTTGACCCAATGATGGCCCCGACCTCCTGGGTTGGTAGTTGCCCTCATGTATACGGGCAGGTCGGGTGCAGTGGACCGTAGACGTGATCTCATGTAGTTCCACGAAAAGGGTGAAGGCCACTGAGTTAACTCGTCAAAGCCTATCCAGCTAAATGCTAGACCTTGGTATCGCAGGACGTCATCTTCCCTGTCTAGGTAGGACATCCACAATCTCGCACCAGAGGGCGCGGTCCACTGCATTTTTCGTTCAGACCACTTAATACCTTTCCAAATCTTAGGGTACATCTCCTGTGATTTAAATATAAGTTCTCTAAGTTCTTCTGTGGTATGACGTAAAAGTAACCCTGAAAAATCTGGATGTCCCATATATCGTAGAGGATCAGCTAACATTGCGTATGACTTACCACCACCAGCCGAACCACCATATAATACTTCACGTTCACCTGCTGCAAGAAAGTCTGTCTGGGGGCCATCGTTAGGTTTAAAAACTACGTTGTGCTGTTCTTCTACAGGTATTTCAGTTAATATAGTGTTAGGCTGCGTCTGCGCTGTCCTCTTTCTTTTTACTGTCGATTCTTTTTTGTTCAAGGGCTTCCGCCTTGGCAATTGCCTTTTTCGCATATTCTGCCCATCTGCGTAGGCTTCTAGCTTTGTTGTTCCTTGTTCGCTCATTATCAAGCCGCTTCCTTAATCCTACATGAGAAATATACCTACCTGTATTTTTAGATAGCCAGTTAGCAACTTCACGATATGAATATTGCTTTAAATATTTCTTAGCCTGTTGTAACTTATCTAGCTGGTCGGGTATAGGTGCTAGAACATCATTATCTTCAGGGTGTAGTTCATAGCCAAACGGGACAGTTCGTGCGATGCGAGGGATTTCTATCCACTCATTGTCTTCTTGTATATCTGTTGGTTGAGGTAATTTCCAACGTCCTGTTTTAATCAATCTTCTTCTACCTGTTTAGGTGGCATAAGCATAACTCCACCCTTTGCTTCCACTTGCATTTTCTCTGTCTTAACAAGACCTGTGCGGTCTAACAACTCTTTTGCTGCTTGCATCTTATCACGTATACCTAACTCTGTTGGGTCCATTAGTGCTCCTACCATTGCAACTGCTGCACGTGGTGCATTACGTGACATATACATTTGTGTAGCTTCAAGTATCTCTTCTTTTAAACTATTAACAATGTGTGTAGTAGATGTAGTCTCAGCATAGCCAGCTAGTTTTTTAGCTTGAGCCACACTACCTGCTGCCTGATCAAACAATGCATCTAAAAACTTTTGTTGTTGTTCTGTTAATTTTCTAGCCATTACATCATCTCAAAATGTGGTGCATCAATAAAAGGTCTGCGTCCTTGTGATCTACGCAAGTCTATATAGTTATTCATTGCGTCCTCTGCAGTCCCTTGATACATTCTAATATCACCCTCTGACCAAGCTGCACCCCACTTGACAGGAATTGATATACGTCTAGCTGCCTCTGCAAATGCATCACAGATATCATCATACACATTTAGTTCCCAAGAAATATCAGAACCAAAATATGCTACAACATCTACGGCTCTACCATCAAGATGTTTAGACTTCATAGTTTGTGATCTGCCAGAGTCAAATAATTTTTGTTGTTCCTCTAGTGTACGTAGTCCATAGGTCACACCAAAGTCTACCTTAGTTAACTTAATAGCTTCCATAACTACAGCTACAAGATCTTTTTCTACACCTTCTAGTTTACGAATACTTCTTGCACTTAATTTAAACGCCATTTATTTTTTCCTATACATTCCTGTATCTACAGTTTTATATGCAAGACCACCTTTACGATAGTCTATCATACCACCTTTAGCTTTTTTATTTTTTTCTTTTTTCTTTTGATATTTTTTTTCTATTTCACCTTGTTTTTTTTCAAGTTTTAAAGCACTTTTTTCAAACCCCTCAAACATTTTAGAAGAGCTATCTTCTCCAAATTCTTTTTTAAACCCTTCTGCCATTTGAGCACTTTTCATAGCCATAAGCATTGCCTCTACTTGAGCAAGAGTTTTACCTGCGTATTTTTCTTTAAATTTATCATTGCCTAATTTTTTATATTCTTTTTTAAAAATTTCTTTCATTTTATTTATTTCAGACCGTGTTGATTTAGTTATATTTTCAAGATCAAAGTTACGTATAAACTGTTGAGCACCTGCCGCAGTCTTAAAAGGTTTTATTTTTTTCTTTTTTTCTGCCATTATTTTTTTCTCCCAAAAAACTTAGTAGCTGACCTTACACCAAAACTAGCAGCCACAATAACTCCAAGTGTGTATTGATACCACTCTGGCATAGACTCAAGTGCTACAAAACCATTAGCAACTATCTCTCTACCCCAATCTCCTGTAAACACAAGTACAAGAGGTATTGAAAATAAAATTGTCAGCCACTCGTCTTTCCACGAAGACTGACTTCCTTGTGCCATAATTTTTTCCCAATCAGCCTCAGATGTTGCGGCTGACTTCATTATAGTTGCTTTTGCCTCTGCCTCTACAAGTTTAAGATTACTTGCTGCAGCTTGTACATCTGCTTTACCTTTTAACCAACCACCAGCTAGTTCTGCTATTGGCCCTATTAATGCTTGGATCATAATGCTATTCCTTTTGATTCTTTGGCAAAAGACATTTCTACACACTTAGTTATCACAAAAGAGTCTGGAGTGGGTTTAGAAGCCTCCAGTTTCTGCAGTAATACTATCTCTGCAACTTCACACATTTCTTGATTTGAATATAATATTTGATCTGAAGCTATCTTATGACCTCCATTCAAAAACATTACTAAAACAATTACATACATTACTTAGCACCTCTATCAGTCTTAGCTTCTTTGTTCATCCAGATGCCAAAGCATCCTGTTAAAGCTCCCATACAAACAGATACAAGTCCTGCTTGTCCATTAGTAGGATCGGGTAAAGACATATACCAATGAACAGATTGATATGTTAATATAGTTACAACTAACATCATTAGTCTTGGAAATATTTTATAGTCATCTATTATTGTACTTGCCATACTATTTTCCTATGCCACAACAAAGTCTACATTGCGTCCCTGTCTAGGATACATTTTGTTTTTATTGTGTGGATGATATGCATATGCAGCCTCA